GTCTGTTCCCCCGGTTCCGTCGCGACCATGTTCAGCGGCGTCAGGCGGGTATCGCCACCCTCGAAAGTATTCATATCCTCGCTGGTCAGAATGTCGTTGGCACTGAGCCAGCCCCACTGCCGCCCGACCGCGTAACTGTCGTATCTGGTCTTGACGTCCCCCCGCTCAAATGCGTTCAGGTTGAACCGCCACGTGACGTTGGGTTCGGGGACCAGGGTCTTATCGACCCCTTGTTCCAGGCAGCGGACGTACGGGTACAACGTGTACCGGACGAACTCAATCGACTGCTGCTCCACGCTGGCGTAGGTCGGCTTATCCATTGCCCCGATCAGGTGGGGCGGGACCCCGAAGATTCTGGCGATTTGTTCGACCGAAAATTTCTGTTCCTCGATGTACTGAAGCTGTTCGGGCGGGATTCCAATCGGGGTATACTTCATACCCTCTTCCAGAATCGCGACCCGGCCCGCGTTACCCGGCCCGCTGTGAATGTCGGTCCACGAAGCGCGGATGCGGTCGTGTTGGGCCTGTTTCAATTGGCCGGGATATTCCAGGACCCCGCCCGGTTGGCCGCCGTTGTTGTACAACGCGGTCGCGTACGTGGTCGACGCGGTTGCCAGACCGAACGTCATCTGGTGATACACCAGGACCGGCAACCCGAAGTAGCCGTCGAGGGTGAACATGCGGAAGTGAATAATTTCGCTGTCGGTGAAGATGGTCTGCCGTCCGATGGAGTCGTAATAGTAGTAGCTGATGGTCCCGTCCCCGTTGATGACCATCGTTACCCTGGCCGAATTCAGCGGCCATAATCCGACCACCTCCCCGTTGAGCCGGTCGACCCAGGTAAACGAATTCCCGTACAGCATCAGCCCTAGCAAGGTCGGCTGCAACCATTGCTGCATGGTCATCATGGGATTCGGGGACTGGGTCAGAAGCGGATACAGGGAATCGGTCGCGGCCTTTTCCTTCCCGGCGTCGGTGATCCGTATCAGGTCAGTCGGCAGGGACGCCAGGGAAGTAGAGATCAGACGGCAACAGCCCCACACCGCCGCGCTGGCCAGGGCCGCGTTGGCGGCGGGGTTCCCGTACATGGTCCCGGCCATCGTGGTGATCGGACCGGCGGAAGAACTGAAGGTCGGACCGCCGCCGCCGGTATTGAGCGGGGTCCCCTGGATTCCTTTTAACCCGGTCGGCTCGACCGACGCCGCCGTCAACGCAGCTGGGGGGCCGGTGGACCCGAAACCAGGCAGCCGGTCGAAGACCCGTTGAATCAGATTGCCCATAATCCCCTGTCCTCGTATGACTTGCTCGACCCGGTCCGATACATCCCCCGGTGAATGACCATCAACAGGCTAACCACGCCGTCGATTTTCTTTTCTTCGGATTCCTTCGTCGGCTTCATCAGGTCCCCGCTCCGCTCGACCTTCAGGTTCGCCATCATCCAGCTAAGAATCGGGTCCCCGTCATGGCGGATTTGCTGACCCAGGACCAGCCCCTCCAGTTCGATCATCGCCGGGTGCATATTCGGCGCAGATTGGCGGACTTCGACGGGTTTCCGCAGACCGGCCTTTTCTATGTCGTTCACCAGCGGCCCCGCGTGATACGGGTCCAGGGCGATGTCCTTCACGTCGAACCGGGTGCAAAGGTCCGCCAGATTGGCGATGATGTAATCGAAATCGGTGACGTTCCCCGGGGTCGCGGTCAAGCGGCCCATCGTCTCCCAGGTCTGGTAGTGGCCGTTTTCGGCGCGGTTCACGGTGTCTTCGGGCAAGTAGTAATACCCGAACACCGCCCACTTGTCCCTGGACGGGGTCGGCGGGAATCCGACCACCATCGCGGCGATATCGTTCCGCCACGCCAGATCAATTCCCACGTAACAGGATTCCCCGGCGAAATCTTCCAGGTCCAGGGTATCGTCCCCGCATTTCTCCCACGCTCCCGCCGGTAGCCATGTAGTGGCCGCGTTAATCCAGACGTTCAGGTGTTTGGTCAGGAACGCGGCCTGATCGCTGGCCATCTGCATGGCCCGTTTCGCGTCCATCCGCATCCCTTCGGGGCGGACGCTGATTCCGTAATCCGGGTTGGCCTTGATCCAGGATTCCTCGATCCAGGGATCGTCCCCGGGGTCAATGGTGTAGATCATCCCGAAGTACGCGTCGTCTTCGATCCGCCCTTGCAGAATGTCGATGACGTAATTGTGCTGGTCGTAGCAGACACTGGCCCGATTGGTCCCCGCCGTCGTGATCGCCCATATCAACGGTTGAAGCCGGGACCCGGTCGCCGTCGCCAGGACGTCCCACAGCCCCCGGGTCGGGTGGGCGTGAAGCTCGTCGACCAACGCCGCGTGAAGGTTCAGCCCGTCCAGGTTCGAATGTTCGGCGGACAACGCCTCAAACTTCGACTGGGTCTGCATCTGGACGATGGTGTGGGCCAGGATCTCAATCCCGAACCGGGAACAGTAACCCGGCTCCTTCCGCGCCATCCATTGGGAATCGGTGAAGACCAGTTTCGCCTGTTCCCTGGTGTTCGCCGCGCTGACGATATGTCCCCCGTGTTCCCCGTCGCACGCCAATAGGTACAGGCCGATCGCGCTGGTCAGGGTCGATTTCGCGTTCTTCCTGGGGACCTCCACGTACGCGACCCGGAACCGCCGCGCCCCGGTCGCCGCCGCTTTCCACCCGAAGACGTTGGACACGATGAAACACTGCCAGTCCTCGAGCGAAATCCGCCGCTGTTCCTTCGCCCAGTGACCGTGAATGTGGGGGAAATGCTGGATCACGTCCAGGACCCGTTCCGCCGCACGTTCGTCGAACTGGAACGGCTGATCCTTCCCTTTCCAGCGGTCGAGGTCTTTCAGGTAACGTTCGGCGGCAAGGCGAACCCACTGGCACGCGGGGACGCGGTGACCGACCACCGCCAGGGCATAGTCCGTTCCCCGGGCCACGTTGGGGCACGTCCTGGTCGCGGTCGCTGGCACGTGTTTTCGCTAGGTAACGGTCAGGGCAAAGGTCAGGAAGAACAGACCGGCTCCGATCAGGTTCCCCCTGGTCCAGGCGACTCCCAGTGCCGCCAATAGGAAACAGATCAGAGCCAGAATCATCAGGACCAGTTTCAGGTTGATCATAGAACCTCCGTATGGAAAAACCGCTTCCGACAGGCGGCACAAGGGACCACTTGCTCCACGAGGATCGCTTCGTCCTTCACCTTGAACTGGTAAAACAGGCCGGTCGGCGGTGTCCCCCAGACCCTGAACAGATGGCCGCTGTACTGTTTCCCTTCCACGGTCAGGACGTCCCTTTCCAGGTCGTAGGAGAACTGCAGCGGTTTGTGTTCCTGGTCGGTCATCCGGCTCCTTCGACGTCGTCCCAGCCGCCCGCCGCGTGCAACGGCTGGTCCCCCATGATGATTCGGGTCCGCGAAGCGGGACTGAATCCCAGGTGGTCGACGGCCCGCATCATAATCAGCGCCTGTTTGTTCACGATGGGAAGGAACGGGGACTGGATCGGCAACCCGGTGTTCGGGGCTTTCACCAGTAACCCGACCTTGCGGACTTCGGCTAACGCCTGACGGTGCAGGACGTGGGCCGAACACCATGTCTCCAGGACCGCCGAGTCAATTCGTTTCAGCAGACCACGGGGGGCGTTGTCGATCGCGTACTTCCAGACTTCCCGCAGGTCCCCGTCGAAATGTTCGGGCGGGTCCGTCAGGTCCCCCACCGGCATCGGCTCCCGGGGGTTCGGGGGTTTCTTACTTCGTTTCCCCCGGATAATTTTCAGGTGGGTCGGCATTGGTTTCGGTCCCGGCATAATCAGATCCTCGAGTGGGTCAGCTGGATTGCCGCGAAGAATTCCCGCCGCAGTTCCCCGTTTTCCCTGAACAGTCCAAACATCGCGGACGTAATGAACGTCGCCCTGGATTTCCGCGCCCCACGGCAGGACAGGCACCCGTGGGTCGCCTCGATCACACAGGCCGCCCCCTTGGCGGAAACGTGTTCCATGATGGCGGTCGCGATCTCGTGACACAGCCGCTCTTGCATCTGAAACCGGCGGGCGTAACAGTCGACCAGCCGCGCCAGTTTCGACAGCCCGACCACGTGGGTATCAGGGACGTACGCGATATGAGCTTGACCGCTGAACGGCATCAGGTGGTGTTCACACAACGACACGAATTCAATGTCTTTCAGGATCACCAGATCGTCCCCGGGCGCGGGGAACCGGGACGCCAGGATCGCTTCGGGGCCGACCTCGTAACCTTCGGTCATTTCGTACAAAGCGCGAATCACCCGGGCCGGTGTATCGGCCTGGACTTCCGGGGATGTGGGATAGATCCCCAGGACCCGCCGCAGACCGGCCTCTAACGCGACAAACGCGTTGTTGTCGACCGTCGCCGGGTCGGCTACCGCAAATTCGCGAACGCCATCTTGTGATGCTGGACTGTCAACCGCCATTGCGGATTGTCCAGAACTAGTTTGATGCACCATTGAATCGTTTCCTCGTTGGTGTGACTGGCCGAAAACAGCGGCGAAATCAGGTAGTGTTTCGCGGCCAGCTTCGGCCTGGGGATCGCCTGACCGACCCCGCGAACATACTTCAATTCGTCGACCCGCGAAAGTTTGATGGCGTGTTCGGCCACCTTCGGGGAACAGGTGATCCAGTCGATACTGGCGACGGGGTCCACCGTCCCGTTGGTTTCACAGGCGACGAACCAGCCGCCCTGGTGAAACTGGTCGACCAGACCGACGTCGGCCTGGAGCAGGGGTTCGCCCCCACAAAGCAGGACATCGCGTATCGGTCCCCTGGTCGGCCCGTTATCCGGGGTCCGTCGGGCTTCGGGGACCTGGACCCCGTCCCCGTTTGCGGACACCGCCGCCAGCTTGTTGCACTGGTCGACGATCTGTTCCGCCGTCAGGTCCGTTCCCGATTCATACTCCGTATCGCAGAAATTACAAGTCAGGTTGCACAGGCTGAACCGGACGAACACGTGCGGGATTCCATACCGGACCCCTTCGCCGTGGATCGTCCGGTATATCTCGTTAACCTTGTATCGCCGCTCCGACATGTTCCCCTTCAATGTTCAGGCCATTCGCGGCCATCGCGACGGCACGTTCCTGGCAGGAATCACACCGCCCGCAGTGGGGGACGGCGTTGGTGTAACACGAGTAGGTCTGGCTGTAGTCGACCCCCAGCCGCAACCCTTCGGCCACGATCCGGCCCTTGTCGGTCGCCGCGTACGGGACGTGGATCTCTGGGCAGTAATTCCGGCTGGTTCCCGCCCTGGCCGCTTCGGTGAACGCCGCCGCGAATTCCATCGTGTCGTCGTAATACTGGCCGCTCAACAGACCGTTGCACCCGGCGTAAATATCCTCGATCCCCAGGGATTCCCCCATTCCCACCAAGTACGCGAAAAAGATTCCGTTCCGAAACGGGACGTACGATGGCGGGGTCCCGCCCTGGTTGATCTCTTCCACCGTCCGGTCGGTGGGCAGTTCACGGGATAATGATGCCGCGATCAAAGCGCAGTTGGACGCCGCCGGTCCCAGGTCCAGGGGAATCTCGTAATGGATCAAGGCTCCATACCGTTCGCTGTTTCCCGCCGCGACTGCCAGTTCGTGACGCAGGGTCTGGCCGTAATCGAAAGTAACCGTGATCACGGCGGACCCACGGGACCGGACCCTGGCCAGGACGGTCGTCGAGTCGACCCCGCCGCTCAGTAGGACCAGGGCGTCCGCACTATGCCGCATTTTTCAGTTCCTCCATTTCCCGCCGCCACCGGAACTGGATCTCCGATTCCAGCCGCAGATAGTGAGCGATTTCCCCGTACTGGTCCCGGCAAACGCTTCCTCCGGTCCCGTACAACGTGGCCCCGTTGAACGCCGCGTAATGGGCGAACGACCGGGTCGTGTATTCCCAGGACGAAGCGTCGACCGAATGAAACGGGACCGACCGCAGTAACGGAGCCGCGACCATCGCCAGACCGTGGATCTTTTTCGGCCAGACCGCCGCGAAAACGTCCTTCACCCAGGCCAGTTTTTCCTTCATGTTGACCCGGACGGCCCCGCCGATTCCGACCTTCGGGTAATCCCGGGCCAGCCCCCGCAGAACGTCGAAGGGTTCCCCGTAATGGAACGTGGGAATCGCCGGAATCCCCGCCCCCCAGAGCTTCCTGGTGTTCAGGTCCGACGCCCGCCAGTCTCCGATCACGTCCAGGGAAAATACTTCGGTCAGTCGCGGGTCCCGCTTCAACCATTCCCGGCAGAACATCAGGTATCCGGCGATCTCGATCTTCCGCCCCGAATTGTGGGCGCTGAACGCCCCCGAATCCAGGACCCAGTCCCGGTAATACAGCGGCCCCTTCCGCCGGGTGGCGTCGAAGCGGTCGAAGTAAACGTACGACACCAGCAGGGATGGCCGTTTCCGTTCGGGATGGCACAAGGTCGCGGGCATGGTGTCGGGCGAAACCACCGCCATCCGCACCGCCGGGTAGATCAGAGCCGCGCCGTCGCCTTGCAATTTTCGGTTTCCTCGATCGTCACTTCCACCGCCAGAACCCCGGTTCCTTCGAACAGGTCGGCGGCGACCACGTGCAACAGGTACTTGGCCATGTTCTCAGCGGTCGGATTAAACGGGCACGGGAACCCCCGGTACTTTCCGCCGCCGAATACCCCGTCCATCTCCGGGTCTTCGGTGAAGTACAGGAACGCGTGGTCCCAGTTCTTCTCGATCCACCCGCCGACCAGGGACTTGATCACCCCGAAGTCGATCACCCGCCCGATCCCGTCCAGGTCCGCCGCCGACGCCGTGATAAACGCCGCGTAGTTGTGCCCATGAGGGTTCGAACACTTGGACTCGTGGCCGTAAACCCGGTGGCCGGCACAAAATGTCAGTCGCCGCTGAACGGTCATCGCACAGAACCCGGGGACCACCACCGTCGCAGGTTCGACCTTCGCGGTTTTAAACCAGCGGGTCGCGTCCTGGATCAGTTCCGTTTCGTTCATTGGTACGCTTCGGCCAGGATCAGGACCGCGTCCCCTTCGGTCAGCCCGTCGTTGGCCGTCTTCGTTCGCGCCCGACCGACGGCTTTCATAAATTCCCGGTACTGGTGCGGGGTCAGGTTGATACTGTGCCCCTGCCCCTTCGGCTCCGTCTCCGTTCCCCTGTCCCCTTCCCGGGATGCGGGCGGGACCCAGTGAGCGGCTAACAGCGGCTCCAGTTCGTACGATTCAAACCCCGTCAGGGTCAGGTCGAACGCCGCCGCCTGAAGGTCCTGCAGTTCAGCGGAAACCAGCTTCCAGTCCCAGCCCCCGCGTTCCGTCAGCTTGTTGTCGGCCAGAATGTACGCTTTTTTCTGGGCGGCAGTCCATCCCGCCGCGACGATCACCGGGACTTCGTCGTATCCCAGTTCCCGCCCGACCAACAGCCGCGCATGACCGGCCAGGACCCCGTCGTGTTCGTCAATCAGAATCGGAATGGTCCACCCGAACTCCATCATGCTGGCCCGAAGATCCCGTAACTGACCTTCGTCATGGAGCCGCGCATTTTTCTCGTACGGTCGTAAATCGTCAATACAGCGGATCTGAGCCGCCGCGAACGCCGGTCCGCTGGTCACCGCCGGAACCGCCGCGACGGAGGTGTCAGCGGGCAACGCTGCGTTACTGCGGGCCATCCTACGCGCCAGAACCACCCCCTGACCCCAACCATCGCGTGGAAAAATCAAACTCCCGGGAAATTCCGCCGTGTTCCCAAAATGTTTTGGCTCCCCCCCTACCCACCGCCGCGTGCGCGGCGAAACGCGGGGGCGGCGGTTGAAAGCAAACCGCCGCCCCAATCCTGCACACCGCACCTGTGGCAATATGGGCGCGATCCGCAGGTTCGCTTTCCAGTTCGAACGGGCGGCGTTCGTCATGGAAACGGGAAGGGGTCGCGGGTCGCGGGCTGGGGGTCGGTCCCAGGCGCGGCACCACGGCCCCAAACTTCGCGGGCTGTCTTGACGCCGTGACAATGTCGACACAGCCCTTGCCAGTTGGACTGATCCCAGAACAACGCGGGAACGCCACGATGGGCGATGACATGGTCGAGGACGGTGGCCGCCTCTCGTCTGCACATGGTGCACACGGGATGACGAACCAGGAAACTGCGGCGTGCCCGCATGAACCGCTTGTTACATGGCTTGAGGTTGGACAGGCGGGGATCAGACCGGATAAACGCCGGGGTTCGGGACGACCTGGGGATGTGGGTTCGGCAGAATCCGCGTAACACCGCGTATTCCCCGCACCCCGGCCACCGGCATTCCTGGTGTGCTCCGTGCGGCATAGGTTCAGTACAGGCATCGTGGGTGATGCTCGAATACCCTGGACGCGGACTGATCCAGGCGGACACTGCGGAAGAACTTCGGGCTACTGATCCCTGGTTCACTTGGTGGTCCCACGCGGTGGGCCATCAGTTCAGCGGTCCGGTTCAGCGTGATGGAGCGGACGCGGCCAGCGGAAGGTGGGGGGATTTGCGCGCCACCACCCAGCACCATCGCGCTGGCCATCGAGCTATGGATATAGCGAATGTGATCCCCTTGTGAAGACACAAGGGCGACCCGCTGGTGGAAGGTAATCATGCGTGAACGGTGATGACGATGGTTGCGGACACGGGCTGCGTTGTCGGGCCTGGGTCGGCGTCGACACTGGCCGTAATGGTCGCGGTTCCCAGGGGTCCGGGTGCATTCAGGTTGGCGATCTGCGGGTTCCCGGGTGAGACGGTAACAGCTACGATGGTAGGGGCGGATGACGCCCACGAAGTCGGACCACCAACGACCTGGGACGAACCGCTGATCGGGTCCGTCCATTGGACACTGAGCGTCCCCAGGCCGGGGTGCATTGATCCAGTCTGTTGTGCCATCGCGGTTACTTCGGTTGCGGTACAGGCGGCCAAACATCAGGGCCGGAAACCACCAACCAGCGGTAGCCGACGCCGACGATCCATATCAGCAACAGAGCCTTA